ACAAAATGCAATTTGCAATGGGTGTACAAAAAGTAGGTATGTTGAACAGCCGCTTTACAGTGTACAAAAACCCTTATATGACTGACAACGTAATCTTATTAGGTTACCGTGGTGCTCAATTCTTAGAAACAGGTGCTGTTTATGCTCCTTACATTCCATTAATCATGACTCCTCTAGTATACGATCCTACCAACTTTACTCCACGTAAAGGTGTTATGACACGTTATGCTAAGAAAATGGTTCGTCCGGAATTTTATGGAACTATTAAAGTTTCTGGATTGCACTTAGTATAATCTAAGTCATTAGAGTAATATTAAAAGGGGCTAAGTAATTAGCCTCTTTTTTTATGACTAAAAGACTCAAATAAGATATTTATATTAAAGTAAATAACTTTTATATGAACAAAAAAGAACTCACAACTTTAATAAAAAACGTTATACAAGAAGAAGTAAGTAATATGACACCACCCGCTCATAAAGATCATGAAGCGTCAATGGCAAAGTCTGAACTTCGCGATATGCTTAAAAACGGAGCAGACCTTTATAAAGATATTAAAGAAGGTCAAGAGCTGCCAGGATGGGTATCAGCTTATATTACATTAGCATCTGATTATATTCATAGTGTATATACCTGGATGGAAGAACAAGAAACTAAAAAATTTTATTAACAACTTAACAATTTATTTATGGAACCAGTAACTGAAAAGCTGCGTAACAGTCAAAAGCGTAAACCAAAAAACGAAATTAAATTTAACATTTCGTTAAACGAAGAGCAAAAAATAGCAAAAGCTGACATTTTATCACATACGGTGTCGCTTTTAAAAGGGCAGGCAGGATCTGGTAAAACGTTATTAGCGTGTCAAATTGCATTAGATATGTTTTTTAATCGTCAGATTGAAAAAATTATTATAACTCGACCAAATGTCGCTTCGGCAGATGAAATTGGATTTCTACCAGGTTCAATGAAAGAAAAAATGGATCCTTGGTTAGCTCCAATTTATGCCAATTTATACATGTTATATAGCAAACAAGTAATTGATAAAATGGTTGATAATCAAGAAATTGAAATTGTACCATTTGCTTTTGTGCGTGGAAGAACATTTGTTAATGCATGTGTTATTGTCGATGAAGCACAAAACGTTAATAACAATCAAACGGAAATGATTGTAGGTCGTTTAGGATTGAATTCAAAAATGATTTTTTGTGGAGACACTTCACAAATTGATTTAAGAAATAAAAAAGAATCTGGAATTGACTTTTTTAAAATTTTAGAATCAAGAGTGTCTGGTGTTAAAGTAATTGTATTACAACAAAATCATAGACACCCTATAGTTCCGGATATTTTAAATGTATATAAAGAATACGGTTCTTAACATGAAATTAGGAGATATATTAAATAATGTATTTGCTGAAATGGAAGCTAAACAAATAAAGTTTGAGCAGCATAAAGTATATACAGATGAATTTTATAAAGTATTTACTATCAACGAAGAAGTTGAAAGGAAATTAATTATAATGGTTGGTCTGCCAGGATCAGGTAAGACTACATTTATTAAAACACTCCCAAATCCTGTTATATGCAGTGCAGATCATTTCTTTGAAAAAAGAGGAGAATATAAATTTGATAGTACTAAATTACATACAGCTCATAGTGCTTGCTTAAATAAAGCCAATGATAATATGCTTATGAAAAAGCCAATTGTAGTAATTGATAATACTAACTTAACTAACAAAGATCGACTGCCGTATGAAAATATGGCTGAAAAATATGGATATGAAATTACTTATGTAGTTTTCGAACCAAATAAACAAGATGTTAAGCAGCTAGCACAAAGAAATTTGCATGGCATAAATGCAGCGAAGCTAGAAGTTATGGCTAAAAAATTTAGACCACCGTCAGGTGAAAAAGGAAAAATTATTTATAAATAAACAAACAAAAACTATGTTATTAAAAAACGGATCAAAAGGAGAAGAAGTTAAACAACTTCAAGCAAAATTAGGATTAACAGCTGACGGGGCATTTGGACCTGGTACAGAAGCTAAAGTAAAAGAATGGCAAGCTGCTAATGGATTAACAGCAGATGGCATTGTAGGAAATGGAACTTGGACAAAAATGTTTGGTAGCGCACCTGCAGCACCTGCAGCAGCTCCAGTATCTATTCCACCATCATCTTTTAAATTGGAAAAATTAAAAGGACATGTTCCTGATGCAGTAATTGCGCAAATCCCAGACACAGCAGCTAAATTTAATATAACTAATCCTTTAAGATTAGCTCACTTCTTAGCACAATGTGGTCATGAAAGTGCTGGGTTTAAAGCTGTATCTGAAAACTTAAATTATTCAGCGGATGGATTAGTTAAAATATTTGGTAAATATTTCAATTCTGCTACAGCAGCAGGATATGCACGTAATCCAGAAAAAATTGCATCTAAAGTATATGCATCAAGAATGGGTAATGGAGATGAAGCTTCTAAAGAGGGATTCAAATTCAGAGGTCGTGGTTATATTCAATTAACAGGTAAATCTAATTACACTGGATTTACTAAATTTATTGGAGAAGATTGCGTTGCTAATCCAGATTTAGTAGCTACTAAATATCCTTTAGCTTCAGCAGCGTTTTTCTTTAATTCAAATAACTTATGGTCTATTTGCGATAAAGGAGCTGATGATGCAACTGTAACAGCAGTTACAAAAAGAGTAAATGGCGGTACTATTGGCTTAGCAGATCGTATTAAACATTTCAAAGAATATTATTCTTTACTAGCATAATTTAATATATAGTATTCAATAAAGAAGGTCCAATTCATTTGGACCTTTTTTACTGTAACAATATTTATATTAAAGGATTATACATGGCAACAACAATTCCAATATGGCCTGGGTCATCAAGCTTTGCATCTGGCGATACTCAGTTTGGATTTTTTGATACTGATACTGAATTTCGGCTACATGCTGATAAAGTAGCGTCATGGTGTGCAACTCGATTAGGTTACCCATTAAATGATGTCGAACTTCAGGATTTACATTTCTATGCGTGTTTTGAAGAATCTGTTTTAGAATATTCTAATCAAATAAATCAATATGCAATTAGAGACAATATGTTTCAGTTGCAAGGCACAGCAACTGGGTCTAACTTTACCGGAAAGCCTGTTAATCCTACCTTAAATCGTCTTGTGCAAGTAGCAAAGAATTATGGCACTGAGGCAGGTAGCGGTGGATATTTGACCTATAAAACAGCATCTATTGCGGTGACAGCAGGAAATCAAGTTTATGACATAAATGACTTTTCTTTTGAAACTGCTTCTGATGTTTCAGCGTCAATTGAAATTAAAAAGATATTTCATGATACTCCTCCTGCCATTGTAAGATACTTTGATCCATTTATTGGAACTGGTTTAGGTTCTCAACAAATGTTAGAAAACTTTGGATGGGGTGGATATTCTCCAGGTGTATCGTTTTTAATGATGCCAGTATATGCTGACTTATTAAGACTTCAAGCTATTGAGTTTAATGATATGATTCGTAAATCGTCTTTTAGTTTTGAAGTGCATGGAAATAGATTAAGAATATTTCCAATTCCGACTTACGATTATAATTTATATATCAATTACGTAACAGTAGAAGATAAAGCAGCGGCTACTAATCAATATACAAATAAAAGTGTTGTAGGTGATTTTTCAAATGCTCCATATGAATTACATCAATATTCAAATATTAATCCAGCAGGTCAACAATGGATATTCAAATATACATTGGCGTTAGCAAAAGAAGTTTTAGGAAATATCAGAAGCAAATATAGCTCTATTCCAATACCAGGATCGGAAGTTACTTTAAATGGAGCTGATTTAGTTTCTCAAGCACAAACAGAAAAAGAATTATTGATAACTCAATTAAGAGAGAATTTAGACGCTGTATCTCGTCAAACTCAGTTAGCAAAAATGACTGAAGAAGCGGATAACGTTCAATCTCAATTAAATAAAGTGCCAATGGCAATATACGTAGGATAATGGCATTATTTGGAGGACAACGAGATGTATCGCTTTTAAGAAGTTTAAACAAAGAACTTTTACATCGGTTTATTGACACCGAGGTGTTAGTTTACAAATTAAACTTAAATGCTACACAGTCTAATATTTATGACGAGACTGATTCAAAAGTGTATAGTCAAGCAGTTTTAGTTCATAGCTTAGCAACAGTAGATGATACCGTTTGGACTAATGAAGATTATGGAGCTGACGTAACTCAAAATGCTACATTTGCATTTTTGCGTGACGATTTAGTAACAGCTAATACGTTAGTTGAAATTGGAGATGTAATTGAATATCGTTCAAGATTTTTTGAAATTGACGCAACAGAAGAAAATCAAAACTTTGTGGGTAAAAATCCTGACAATTGGTTTGGTGGAGATACTCATGGTTATAGCGTTTCTATTATTTGTCAAGCGCATATGACTCGTCAATCTAAAGTTAATATTGTACAAACTCGTTTTGGAGTTACTGAAACGATTAAAAGTAAAACATTACCACGTAATTTATAATGAGACCTGATAAGCCTATAAAAACAGAATCTACTTTTACTTCAAATTCTGAAGTAAAGCGTTTAGCTGGCCAGACGAATGTAAAGCGTGATGGTTCAGTTAAAGATATTTCAATTGCTCTTTATGATGTAGATTATGCAATTAAATGGCACATTGAAAATATTATACATCCTACTATAGTAGAAGAAAATTCAGTTATAACAGTACCTGTATTATTTGCAGCTGGAGAAAAATGGTCAGCAGTTCAAAAACATGGTTACCTTAGAGATAATCAAGGAAAACTTCTTACTCCAATGTTAATGATTAAAAGAAATTCAGTAACTAAAAGAGAAGACATTCAAGATTTAAAAGTATTAGAAACTCAAGAAGCTCGAATTACTTTTGAAAAAAAATATACAGCAGCTAATAGATATGATAGATTCGGGTTGTCAAATAAAACTCCTATTAAAGAATATTATTCAATGGATGTTCCTAAATTTGTGCAAGTTGAATATGAACTTTTAATTTGGACAAATAACTCTATTCAATTAAATGAAATAGTAGAACAACTTATGTGGTTTGATGGAAAAGCATTTGGAGATGCTCATAAATTTATAACTCATATAGATCCTCCGTCATTTGAAGCAATTAATAATACAGGTGAAGATAGAATTGTAAGAGCGAATATGTCAATGAGAACAAAAGCTCATATATTAAATACTCACGGTCCAAATGCACCTTCATTGTATAAATTGAATCCAGTAAATAGGATAGTAGTTGCTTTAGAAGTTGATTCAAATATTGAAAGCACTACTTCTAATGTATTAGCCCCTTCAATGCGATCAACTGCGATTCAACCTGTGTTAGGAGCAGGGCGTACTAGCAGCGGCGGATCTACATCAAACGTTTCAGATGCGTTAACATATATTAATACAAATAGTCAATTAACAGGAACTGTATTAAATAGCACATCAGTGTCATTTAATTCTGGATGGCTTCAAGCTCCTACTTCATTGCCAGCAACTACAATAGACAATTTTATATTTTATGCAAATGGAGTGTTAATTGAAAGATCTTCAATAACTTCATTTACAACAACAGGAACAGTAAGCACATTAACTATTAATACTACAAATTTAGGATATAGTTTAAGCGCAGCAGACGAAATAATAGGAATTGGTAAATTTATAAATCAAGATAATTAATGTCAATTTTAAAAGGTAAACAGCTAGGCATTGTCGAATTAACTGGTTCGCTATTTGGTACGTCATCGTATGCATTAACAGCTTCATATGCAATGAATGCAGGCGGAACGACTATTAATACAGGTTCTTTTGTAACTACTTCTTCATTTAATTCATTTACTTCATCATATAATACTGGATCATTTACAGGAAGTTTTACCGGAAATTTAATAGGTACATCATCTTATGCAACAACTGCTAGTTACGTATCTTCAAATTTCCAATATGAAATACATGTCAGTCAAGTAGATGGAAATGATACTACAGGAAACGGAGATCTACTTAAACCAGTAGCAACTATAGGCAAAGCTCTATTAATAGTATCAGCATCAGTTGCATCAACTGATAGA